CTAAATCCAGTTGCAGAGTTCACAGATATGATCGTGCCAGTTTTTTCTGCCCCATCACCACCAGTAATCCCGATAGTATCGCCAACAATCAGATAATGTTCACTTGATAAAGTAATATCGTAAGTTTGGTCAGAAACATCGATTAGACTTAGCGATTTGACTCGGTATGTTGAAGATACGTTAAACAACCAGTTTTTAGATGCATAATCTCTGGATTTAGCGCCAAGAGATTTTAATAAAATATCATCACCCTTTGTATAATATTTTGTTCTAGAATCGATTACCAGATTATTCAATACAGAGTTGATTCTTACCTGTATAGTTTCATTTGGATTTGAAAAAGATGAACCAAAAGCATAAGTATTAA